CGTTGTGATAGCTGTAAATCTGCTTGCGCATACGCTGCAAGAGTGCGAGGTATCGCACGGCGTACGAAGGGTTGAGTTGCGGCGAATAGCAACGACTGGTGATGGTATACCAGCCGAGAAGCGGGACCCAGACAAGCCCGCTTTTTGGTACTAGACAGTCTTCTATATGTATGGTAGGGTTCGGGCATGAAGTACCCAACACTAAAGGACTCGGCGGTATACGCCGGAATCGTCCTCTCGGTAGCAGTTTTGGTGTTTCTTGGTATGACGGCCGTAGGAAAGTATGGGGACCTCAAGGATGAGGTCAAAGATCTAACCGCGACGGTCGAGGCGCGGGACGGAGAAATCGGATCGCTTAGGGATACCCTGAACGAAACCGAGGAAGGCAAGAAAGCGGTTGAGGAGGCGAAGAAGCAGTCAGACGCTTCAGCGGCGGCTAACGCTCGCAGGGCTAATTCTGCGGAAGCGGATGCGGCCGCGAAGGGCGCACAGCTCTCTAGTGTGAATGCTCAACTCGCCACGGCGAACACACAGCTCGCGAACGTGAATCGCTGTGTCAATAAGTTCAACTCTATCCGGCCGACGATTCTTGAATATCAGAACGCTCAAGTACAGGAGAACGATGCCTGGAATGATGGGAACTGGGCGCTCTCGAACTACTGGACCGATATGGCCAATAGTCTCTGGAGGCAGATTAGCCCAGTCTTAAATAGCATAGCGTCGGGGAACTGCTACTAATCCCAGACGGCCCCGAGAAGGGCCTTTTGGTTATCCACAGTTCATCTACCACGGGGATTTGACCTGTGGTATACTTGAAGTACGGTAGAGTGTTTGGTCGATACGCCATACCGCTTGACACATGAATACAAACTACATCAAATCACCATCCGAGTCAGACCACTGGCTCATGAAGGCCCAGTTCCGGCGGGACGTTCTTAGGGGAATCCGGACAGCCATAATGATTCTCGTAGCAGTTGCGCTGTATTACAAGGTGGTCAACGGGTTCTTCCCGTACCAGCCCATCGTATAAAGGTTATCTCCTCCATCCTCGTCGCGATACTGATAACCGCCGTGGCGAGGATAGAGGAACTACTATGTCAGAACCCATCAGAGAGATAGAACTTCGGCAGGAGTCGGAGGAGCGTCGGATCGCGGACATGGAAGCCAAGAGGGACGAAGACAACGAGGGTTACGAACCGTTCCCTATCGAGCTAGAAATCGAAATGGCAATCGCCAAGGCCGTGAACGAAGGAGTCACTACGTCTGCTATCGCCGAGGCCGTTATTGCCGGACTCAGGAAGCACGACCCCATACAGATAGAAATCCTCGCGGACTTGCTTCAGGACAAGGCGTTTAAGTTACAGCAATGAGCTTCAGCATCCAGTCGGCTATAAACGAGGCGTGTAAGAGTGAGGATCGCGAGAAGACGAGTTGGTACGCCTCTGACATGGGAAAATGCCTCTCTGGTGTCTACTACGCCCGCATGGGGCTTCCTGTGGCCCCAAAGGACGATAGGCTGCTCAGGGTCTTCAAGTGTGGGAATATCTTTGAGGACTTTGTGCTAGAGAGCGCGGCGAAGCACATGAAGGTTGAGAGGCCGGAAACAATGTCCCTCAAGGAGTTTGACCTACGGGTGCGACCAGACGCGATAGTGAACGACGAGGTTGTATACGAGGTAAAGTCTGTCCACTCGCGGAAGTTTACATGGATGGGTAAGGAGGGGCCAGATAAGCACCACCTCCAGCAGCTCTGGTGGGGTATGAAGGCGACCGGGAAGCAGGAGGGTAGACTCATCTATGTCTCAAAAGACGACTTACGGGTTGCGGAGTACCGTCTGTTATTGACTGACCCCGAAATATCCACAGCCTGTCTTTCGGAAATTGCTATACTACAGGAAGCATGGAAGACAAAGACACCGCCGGAGCCAGTTCCTACGTTTGTGAATGGTAAGTTAAACTGGAAAGCCCAGTATTGTGATTATCACCAGCACTGTCTCGGTGATCCGAACTGGCTTGCCAACATCAAGGATGGCGTGGAAAAAGGTAACAATGAGTGAGATGCACAGTTTCACCGAGGGAGAGCCGATTGAGGGAATCCTGACGAATAAGGAGTCGGGCAAGGGGCAGGACGGAAACTCAAACGTCTACACCCTGAAGAACGACAGCGGCGACGTGAAGTTCTGGGGATGCGCGGTACTTGACTCGCAGCTCGGTGGGATTGAAACAGGAAACCGTGTTCGTATCACCTATCTCGGCAAGGTTAAGGGTAAGTCTGGTAGAGAGTATAAGGACTTCGAGGTGGAAGTGGAAGACGTCATCCAATACTAATGAAGCCGGAGCCTACGTTTTATGCGGTCATACCAGCGGTGGTGCGATACGATAAGCGGTTGAAACACGGCTCAAGGTTACTATACGGTGAGATAACAGCCCTCTGTAATAAGAAGGGGTACTGTTGGGCTACCAACGCATACTTCGCTGAGTTGTATGATGTTCACACAGACACGGTAAGCGAGTGGGTTCGTGAGCTTGTCGCTGCTGGGCACATCTCGACGACACAACTCCGCCACGATAGGCGGATTCACCTTTCTGGCTCGGCTAAAATGCCGAGGCGCGTCGGCGAAAACACCGAACAGAATAATACAACTAATACTGTAGTATCTAAAGATACTACGGCGTGGTCATTCAAGGGGAAACTAGCGGAGTGGGACGGTGGTTCCCGGCCGAGCCAAATCATAGCGTGGTTCGTGAAGAAGAAAGGGCTGACGTTCGATAACAGCGAGCAGATGAATAAGTGCTACCGCGACCAGATCAAAGCAGCCCGTAAGATTGCCGATTTGGGGTATGTGGATAACCAGATAGTAGACGCGGGCGAGCGTAGTGCTAAAATAACTGATGAGTGGACCCTATTCACTGTACTGAAACTAATCCGCTAACATGGCCCTCGATGATAAGAAGGTGTCCGCGAATGTCTGTACGTTCTGCGGCGAGACCCTCCTAAAGGGTGAGTACCACGAGGAGTTCGATTTCTATAAGCATCCGCTCGTAAAGGGTCAGCTCCGAGCCTTAAAGGAAAAGTACCTCGCGCTCCCCGTTGATGAGCAGTTGTACCGTATGGAAAACTACGCCGTCCGAAGGGGTCTGCGAAGGAATGCAACCATTGAGGACGATAGGGGCCAGAAGCGGCCGAACGGCGGGACGGTTGTGATGCCAGGCTATGGGAGGCTGGTCTACGCCGATATCTGGCTCCGCAAAATGGACGGCGAGGACGTGAGGTATCTCCCACCGCCGGAACTCCAGAAGTTCGTTAGCACCGAACTACCGTTCTAACATGGCCCAAGACCTTCTCCGAAGCCTTCAGCGAAAGATACACGAAGTCGAGTGTGATTGGTGTGGCCGGAAGAAGAAGTCGTCTGCGAGAATCTGCCCGCTCTGTAAGGGTGCGGATTTAGACGCGATAGAGAGTCAGATGAAGTATTCGTTTACTTATCGTCCGGCGCGTGGAGAGCTGACGAAGGCTCGGTCGGGTCACGCACCCGTATTTACCCAAGCTGCCACCGAAAGGCTCGTTTACGAAGATGATTTACTCGTGCAGTGAGTGCGAAGGAGGAATACTCGTACAATCGTCTGGTAGCGAAGACCTCCCATGTCCCAAGTGCCAGCACATGATGATCGCAGAGGAAGGAAGCCTCGTCAGATTCACAGTATCCGCATTACCAGAGACCGACACCCTGAAGGAAATCCTGTCACGCAAAATGACCTCTATGACCTTATCCGTAAGCGTCTCGGACTAGATGAAAAGAAAGTCAAAAAAGACTCTTCATAAGAAAGCGTGGAAACTCTGGAGCGTGTGGATTCGTACCAGACAGGGTGAGTACCCACGGTGCTATACCTGTAATAGGCAACACCACTGGAAGGGGATGCACGCAGGGCACTTCATACACGGGAGGCTGGACTTCGATGGACGGAATGTCCACATCCAGTGTCCGTTCTGTAATACATATAACCACGGGAACCTCGGAGAGTACGCCCTCCGGCTCGTGTCAGAACTCGGAGAGGACGGCGTAAGGAAACTGAAGGCAGACAGTATTAAAAAGGGTAATGACTATTCAATAGATGAACTTGAGGGAATCATCAGAAAATACTCGTAGTCACGGGCGGGCTGAGAAGAAACTGGGCAAGAGGAGTTTCGCTAAGAGGTTCTTAGAAGAAGTCCTGAATACCTTTACCGACGAGAACTACATTACGATAACCGTCGGTGAACTCAAGGATATTATCGTCCGTGAGAGGGACTTGGCCTCCCGGCGGACTGTAGAACGGTTCTTTAAGAACGCCACATGCGCCTGAACATCCGAAAAGTCACGAATCTGGACTTGATTGGTCATATCTCCGACGACGTAAATAAGGACCAATATGTTCTGCTCAACGTCGAACCCGTAGAGCATGTAAACCCCGTAGACAAGAACGAGGAAGAGATTTTGAAAGTCGCGGTGCACAATGGATTAGCTTACTCAGTACCTCCTGGGGTTGCGAAGTCGCTCATAGCGTTGGGTGCGGGGATGGTCGTAGAAGATAACAAGGAGGGGGGACATGAAGATACTACTGCTGGATCTGGAGACCTCGCCGCTTGAAGCGTACTCTTGGGGGCCGAAGTGGGAAACGAACCTCATAGAAGTAACCGCTCAATCTCAAATCCTTTCGTATAGCGCGAAGTGGTTTGGGGGAAAGTCTGTCACAAGAGGCCAGATAGATACGAAAGGTTACAAGCCCGGAGTGGTAAACGATGAGATTCTGGTCAGAGAGTTGTGGAGTCTGCTAGACGGGGCTGATTCAGTTGTAGCTCAAAACGGAAAGGACTTTGACGTCAGGGTTATGAACGCGAGATTTGTCTTTTACGGCCTGACCCCGCCGAGTCCCTATACAGTCATAGACCCGAAAGTAGAGGCCAAGAAGTATCTACGACTCCCCTCGAACTCACTCAATGACATCTGTGACTACTACGGAATCGGCCGGAAGGTGGAACATGAGGGCTTTAATCTCTGGACCAAGTGCATCGCGGGGGATAAGAAGGCATGGAAACGCATGAAGCGGTACAACAAGCACGACGTGACACTTATGGAGAAACTTTATATACTATTGAGGCCGTGGATGAAGACCCATCCGAACGCCGGGCTGTTTACAGAAGGAGCAGTTTGCCCGAAGTGCGGATCGTCGAGGCTTCAGTCCAGGGGTTCCTCGGTGACGAGCGTAGCCGTCTATAAGAGGTATCAGTGCCAATCTTGCGCCGGATGGTCTAGGGGGAAGGTAAAAACCGGGGGGGTTCAACTAACAAACACATGAGAATACTCGTATACATAGCGGTAGCAATCATGGTCGCGGTGTTCTGGTATGGAGTTATATGTTTAGTCCAAGATGTCCTTGCGGAGGAAGTTTCTCTCGGAGCGCACGTTCGCTGGAACTGTAGCAACTTCTTTACCTCTCCTCACCCGATGCCAGTGTCACTTGAGAACGACGGACATGGCAATTGGGATGTGCTCCTCGAAGACGGCTCCATGCTCTATGGGACGATGTTGGGGGACGGCTTTCAGAAGTGGATACTTGATGACATGAGCTGGGTCACTGATGGGATTGACGTAGTGTACTGTGAGTCAGACGCGAAGAGCATCAGCATACTTTTGGCGCAATGACCGAGAGAAAGCAGTACATCCGCCCCCGTCAGTGGATATACGTCGAAGGCAAGAAACCCTTATGGATGAAGCTAGGATGCTGTAACTGCGGAATCTTACACAGGATAGAGTTCAAGAAGACCAAGGAGGGAGTAGCGTTCAGAATGTGGAATATAAAACGATGACCTACACCGACAAAGCAAAGGAGTGGCTAAAGTACGAGTTCGGAGATAAAGCAACAGCAAAGCAACCACTTGCGTTCTTTGCTGGGGCAGAGTGGTTAGCGCAGAGGCTTGATGAACAGGAGCGTGAGAAGCCCGTGTGCTGTGAGTGGTGCGACTCCTTCAACCTCGTTGAGCCAAGAGAACACGCTTGCCAAAATATCGCTTGCCCCTGCCATAAGCCCGTAGAGGAGTGTAAGCATCCCAAAACATTCGTGTCAAAATCCACGAGAAAAGGCACAAGGAAAATCTGCCACTCTTGCGGGTATGTGTTCCCGAAGCCTCAACTCGGCGATAACAGCCTGTGCAGCGATGCATCCACTCTGGTAAACAAACTACAATGACTAACACAGAACCAAAGGAAAGCTGGGAGATTGCGTGGCGCAAGATGCAGGAGGACGGCTCGTTCTGCGGTATTGCGGTGGATGGTAGCATAGAGTTCATCCGCCAAGTCCGCAGGGAGGCGCAGGAGGAGATGCTGAAGTGGCTTACCACAATGATTAGCCCAGACAATGTGCTGATATGTGACGGTACTGTTATCAAAAACCGCCTCCAAGCCCTCCGTACCAAAGAAGAACCCAACCAATGAAATACAAAAAGAAACCAGAAGAAATCACTAAGGCAGACTTCGTACCGTTGAGGTTGGAACCGAAGCGAAAGAAGGTGGTGAAAGCGTGGATATATAAAGACCACCTGACAAAAAGAGGTCGTGAACTGTCGGATAACTCGATGAAATCATTTTACGGTTCTTCGTGGGGTGGAATAGGAAAAACGGAGATTGTGTTCAAGAAGCCAGCGAATCCAATGTTTATCCCCGTCACCATCACCTACACCCACCAGTCCCCAAAGAAAGGCGTAAAGAAGCTAAAGCAATAGAGATATGAACATCAAAAAGAACGGAGACAACCTAGAAATCAGCATCACCGTACCGTTGACTATCACGGGTACTGGAACCTATGGCAACGACGAGTGGAGCGCACCTGGCGTGGTCGTGTACATAGACCGTTCACGAGACGAGTTCGCTTTGTACCACACGCAATACCTTGACTACAAAGACTCACTCCAAGCGACCTCACCAATAGCGTTCTTTGACAGCGAGGAAGAGGCGTTAAAGGTTGCAAAGGAGTTCGGGTTAGGCGTAGAGTATGCGTTTGAGTAAGAAGCTAAAGCAATAGAGCGTGGTATTCCATCACCCCCTCGGTAGTACACATCATCAGTCGTGCCCCAACGGAGCTGGCGTGACTGGTGGCAATATGAAGCCTACTGAGGGGATGAGGGGATAGCCGGAACTCTGTTAGGCGGTGAGTCTGCGAATGCCGTATTGTTCTAAGGAGGAGGGATGATCGTAAACGAAGATATAGTCATGTGAGAAAGCTAGGGGGGAATACTAAGGGATACCTATACGAAAAGACAAAGGAGCATCCGGCGATCCGCTATGCTCTCTATTGGGATATACCGAGGGAATACCTCATCTGGGCGCACTCTGATATGTTCGCAGATGGGCATGAAGTGAATAGGGTTCTCCAAAGGCTGAACTTCTCAATACGGCACTTAGAGAAAGAAATCTCGCGGCATAAGTTTGGCAATTTCGTACAGGCCGGAAAGAAATATAGACTCTGGATGGATGCTGGACAGAAACGACATCACGCACTACCAATAGGGGGAAGTCTGCGTGAAATGCTATCTAAGAGGTCTAAATGACCGCCAGAGAGTATGGATTCTACAAAATCCGATACACTGGTTACATAAGCTACCAGCGCATCCACCGTTGCCCGTTAGGGTGGAAAGGTATTGAAGCGATGCGTACTGGTCGAGCGGTGGTTAACCCGGCCGGGAACCATGACAACAGGAATAGAGCCACTCATTGTATGTCCATACTGCGGACAGTTAGAGGACGACTGTGAGTGCGAGGATGACTAATGGATTTTGAGAAGATTCAGGAACAAGCATCTCAACGAATCGCCGAACTGGGCGAGCTTTTAAGTGTCTCAGACCAGATAGCAAAAGGAGAACGGAGGGCCAACAGGGATCAGATGTCAGCCCTCAAACTTTCAATAGACTGCCGATTAAGGCTTCTCTCACTCTGGAAGCCCCAGGATATGAATGTCAACGTAACCAGCCCGGTACGGATTATCTATGACCGACTTGCAAGCAATAGTGAAGACATTTCACGACTACCAGTGGCAGGTTCTCAAGAGTGAGGCTCCATTCACGGCTGCTATAGCCGGAGTTCAGTCAGGAAAGACCATCGTAGGAGCCGCGTGGACGGCCAAAATGATAAGTGATTATCCCCAGGACGACCACTTAATCGCCGCACCTACTTACAAGATTCTCGAACAGAGTACCCTCACGAAGTTCTTTTCAGAGTTTCCTCAATACAGACAGTATTACAGGGTTCAGGGTTCGGTCGTAGACCTACCTGAAGGAGGCCACGTCTTTATCAGAAGCACAGAAGACCCCTACAAGTTAGAGGGCATGACGCTCCGATCCGCGTGGTTGGACGAAGGTGGCCAGATGAAGCCCGCCGTATGGATAGTCATTCAGGCCCGTCTTTCAATCAAGAGAGGGAAGATGCTCATCACCACCACGCCCTATAACATGGGCTGGCTGTATACAGATTTCTACAAGACCTGGCAGTCCGGCGACCCCGCGTTCAATGTTATTAGTTGGTCTTCAGAGCTAAACCCGTTCTTTCCGAAAGAGGAGTTCGAGCGCGTCAAGAAAACGATGGACGCGACGGACTTCGAAATGCGGTACATGGGGCAGTTCAGAAAGAGACACGGACTGGTCTACCCGGAGTTCGGCGACCACCTGCTCTTTACCGAGGAACCAACAAGACCCATCTCGAAGGTCATCGGAGGAATCGACTGGGGCTTTACGAATCCCTCGGCGATCCTCGTGATAGCCATAGACTACGACCGCCATTACTGGGTTCTCGATGAGTATTACCAGAAAGGAAAGACCACGGGAGAACTCATAGCTCAAGCGAAACTCTTTCAGACTAAATATAGAGTCAATACCTTTTATGCAGACAGCGCGGAGCCTGACCGTATTGAGGAGGCCCGCAGACAGAACCTCTACGTCCAAGAAGCCAACAAGGACATTAAACTCGGAGTAGATGTAGTCAGACAGCTCACCAGAGAGAGGAGATTACACGTCCACAAGGCCTGTATCAACCTTGTAGATGAGTTCGAGAACTACCACTACCCCGAAGAGGGCGAGGCCGGATTCATTAAGGATGTACCGAAAAAGGAATACGACCACGCTCTCGATGCTCTCAGGTACGCGGTCTTCACTGAAGACCCCAGCGTAGACTTGAGAGGTATGCGACAAGTTATAGATAACCGTAGAAAGCCTTACCAGTTCAACTAAATGGAAAACATACTCGGAACCATCCGAAGCGAAGTCAAAGACTTCAACGACACCTCTGTAGAGGTGGTTTCGGGTTATATGCACAATCAGGCTGCTACCTTAAAACGGATAGAGCTTTACTACAATTCAAGGTTCGAGACCGGGGAGAAGGACTCGGAGGGATTTAGAAAGTTCTTCTACAACGTCGTACACTTTCCGTGTCAGGTGGCCACGAAGAACATAGATTTAGATGTCAAAGACTTCCGGCTCATTCCCGAGACCGCCGAAGCACAGATCCCGACCTTGTTCCTCCAGAAAGAACTGAAAGACTGGATGAAAGAACAGGGATTCGGTGAAACCCTCAATGAAGTTTCCGAATCTCTCCCCAAGTACGGGTCGGTTGTAGTCAAGAAAATCAAGGACGAACTCGAAGTAGTTAATCTCCACAACCTCGTCAACGACCAGAGCGTTGATTGCCTCGAAGACTCGCCCTACGTTCTGGAGCGGCATGTGATGACTCCCACCGAGTTGAGGAAGATGGCCCGCAAGGGGGCCTGGGATTCTGATGTTGTCGAGGAGGTTATTGCCCTCTACCAGAAAGACACCCGAAAGAATGAAATCATCGTCTGGGAACGATGGGGTTGGGTTGAGGACGAATACAAACTCTATATCTGCGCCGGAGTCGAGAAAGTACAGTTAGACTCTAACAAGAACGAGATTAACTTAGGGAAGGTTCTCTTCGAGGCAGAGATGGACCCCGAAAAGGATTTCCCGTATCGGGAGGTTCACTGGGAGAAAGTCCCCGGTCGGTGGCTCGGAGTTGGTATGGTTGAAAAGAACTTCGACGGGCAGATTCGTATGAACGAATTGCAGAACCTGAAATCAAAGGCTCTGTACCTTACCTCGCGGGTTCTTCTCCAGTCAGAAGACGATACGATTGCCAAGAACATCCTCACGGATCTAGGTAACGGAGACATTCTAAGGGTTAAGAGTCCTATTACTCAGATTCCCATGGTTCAGCAGGAGATGGGAGCCTTTAACCAAGAAGAACAACGTTGGGACAAGAACATCCAAGAGTCTTCCTTTACCTTTGAGACCGAAACGGGTGAGTCTATGCCATCAGGTACACCGTTCCGCTTAGGAGCTTTGCAGAAAGCAGCTTCAGGTGGGTTCTTCAACTTCAAGCGCGAAAAGGTGGGACTGTTCTGGAGGGACTTATTCTTCGAGGCCATTATCCCTACGTTCAAGAAGTCAAAGAGGAAGAAGCATCCGCTCACCATCCCCAAGGACGACAAGGAAATCCCGCCACTCGTTGAGAAGTATGTGGATTTCTACATCTATACAAAGGCCCAGGAGGCTCTTGAGAAGACGGGCTTTACTCCTACGATGGAACAAATCGCCCAAGAGCGGGCTAGGATTCTCGCGCGGTATCAGTCCGGCAAGGGTTACTTCTTCGAGGTTCCTGATTCGTTCTACGACGAGGCCCAGTTCTCAATGGATCTCGTCGTGACCGACGAACAGATTGACCTCGGACAGAAACTCGAAACCATCTCTACTCTTATCCAGCTTATCGGGTCTAATCCGGCAATCCTCGAAGACCCACGCCTCAAGGCCATGATTTACGCGACCATGAGCCTCGCCGGAGTGAGTCCGATTGAGATAGGCCTAGACCAGGTGAATCAACAGACTCCCGCGCTCCCGCAGCCGGGACAGCAGCCCCAAATGCAGGGACCGCCTCAACAGCCAGTCCCCCAGCAAGTACAGGGTAACGTAGTACAATGATTCCCGACCATGAAACATTCCTCAAGGAGCAAGCCAAGAACTACCCGAAGTGGCTCGAAGTCCTCACCGCCCTTGTTGATTCCCTCTATTCTTCGCGCAATAAAACGCTGGCTCAAGTCGAAGCCGACCAAGCGGCCGCCAAAGTTATCGAAAAAGAACTGGTATCAAGACTGGAGCTAGGTCAAGAAGTAGTAACCCCCCAAAAGGGAGACGAATATAGATAATGCCTAATACAACAAAACCATCTCGGTCGGTCAAAGCGGCGGTCGTGAAGCCAATGGTAGCGGTGGTCGCAAAGCCTCAGGTTGCTCGTAAGTCCGTGTCGGATATTATCGCGGCGAAGTTCCAGGCGGCCGGGAAGACGGCGGCCGATTCAGTGTTCAAGTCTGTTCCTATGGGAACGTCGGCCCGCTCTATGGGGCGTGCGGCGGGGAGGGCGTTCGGGTCCATCGGACGCGCTATGAGGTCTATGCCGTCAGGCAGGATGGGCCGGAGCATGCGTTCCACATACGGCGCGAAAAAGAAGGGTTCAGCGTATTAGTTTTCTATTGACTCTGCTCCTTTACGGGGGCAGGACTCAGGAGAAAACCTGGCCAGTAGGCAACAAATCAACGTTCGTGGCAGAAAAGCCACTATAATCAAATCAACTAGTTGATTTCACCCTCAATGGATGAACTCACAGAGCTGGACAAGCTCATCGCGGAGGAGGAAACCGCTGTGCAAACAGAAACCCCCACGCCCCCGACAGACCTCGAAAAAAGGCTAAAGGAGGAAGAAGCAAAGAAGAAGCACTGGCGGGAGAAAGCAATCGACCCCACCACGAACAAGACCTATAAAGCCTTGTACGAGGAGTCATTGCAGAAACCCCAAGTGGTTCCCGATGTTTCCGAGAGGCTTGATCGTATCGAACTCTCAACGAAAGGTCTCGATGAAGATGCTATCGGCTTCATTAAGACGTATGCTAAGGGCGCAGGAAAGTCACCCGGCGAAGTCCTAACAGACCCGGCCGTACAGATGTTCCTCGAAGCTCGGAAGCAGAAACTCGCGGTACAGGATGCAATTCCGGCTTCCTCGTCCCGCACAGTATCGGTCGGCGGAAAGTCTCTCGCGGAGATGACTCCGAAAGAGCGCGAAGCCAACTGGTCTCAAATCGTAGCAGCGACCCGGAAGAAATAAGGAGGTGCGTTCCTTAAATGGCAGTAACTACTGATCCGTATACAAATACGGACGCGGTGGCATTTATTCCGGAAGTGTGGTCAACAATGGTCAACGAAGCCCTCTTCGCAAAGACCGTTGCGGCTAAGAAAGTTGGCCGCGTGATACCGACTCTAATCGACTTGGAACCCCTTGTGGGCAACAGGGCGCAAGCGGTGTTGACTTCGTACAGTCAGTGATATATACTGTGGGTATGGCTATTATGAACAAGCTGACCGCAGCGTATGTCGCCGGATACCTTGATGGAGAAGGATGCTTCTCTATATGGTACAAAAAGCGGGAGAGTATTAGGAAGAAGGGGAGGATTTTCGAGTGTGTTATCCGAGTTGGATGTACTGACAAGCCAATTATAGATTGGCTCCAGAGTTCATTCGGTGGTAGTACCTCGACGATGAGCAAACCCGGAGTGGGGTTTCACAGATCCCAAGCGTGGCAGTGGGCATTACGCAGTAAGCCCGTCATGCGAGACTTCATAAAGCATGTTCTCCCGTATCTTCGCGTAAAGAAACGTGAAGCCCAAATCATGCTCGAATACCTTGATACCTTTAAGGAGGAGAACTACATCTCCGCCGGAGGAAAGGGAAACAGGATGAAAGATTGGGTGTTTGAGAAGCGAACGAAGCTCTGGCAAGAGCTGTCGTCACTCAACAAAAAGGGTGTACGAAATGATACGACATTGGCAGCGTGAGAGACTAAGCGAGTTGGGGGTTCTATACGAACCCATGCGATAGTCCGATACTCCTAGCAATAGGAGAAGCACAAGAACTTCTTTACGGATTTGTCATCGTTCCTCTCCGACGGAGGGGACATCATTCACGTCCCGGACATCTACACGAACACGTTTTCGGTTCTCACCCAGTCTACTCAGGGTGCAGAAATCACAACGGAAAGTGTGGCAACCGTGGACACAACCCTCAGCGTCACGCTCCACAAGTATGTGGCGTACCTGATGGGCGATCTGACAGTGCAGCAGTTGACGAGCAAGTATAACCTCTCGGAAGCCTATGTCCGTGAGTGTTCCTCGCTCCTCAAGGATGCCCTGGAAGATTCTCTCTTTGGTCTGTGGTCCTCAATCTCCACGAACACCGTGGGTGATACGGCAACCATTCTCGCAGACGCGGAAATCCGCCAAGCCATCAACAAGATGGACACGGCGAACTTCCCGATTGACGAGCTTGCGTTCTTCTTCCACCCGTACGTGTTCTGGGTGCAGTTGGCCGCAATCGCCAAATACTACGACCAGTCTATTGCCGGAGGTCAGTCCTTCGTTCGCGAGGGCAACTTCGGCCCGATGGATTGGAGCCGTGGTCTCCGAGGCTCCTTGTACGGTATCCCCGTCTATGTGTCCTCAAACGTGGTTTCCGGTCTCTCAACGTATCGCAACCTTCTCGCACACCCCCGCGCACTGGGCTTCGCAGTCCAGACAGCAGGTGGTGGCAAGGTCAAGGTCTCGACAACGTGGGAAAACCGCAACCTCGCGTACCTCACGACCGTCAGCATCATCTATGGTGTTGGTGTACTTCGTGAGCCAGCAGCCTGTCTCCTGAATGCGTCATCTGCGTTCATCAACAGCTAATGCTGAACCCCTAGCCCGCTCGACGGGCTGGGAGACAAAGGAGGTCTCCTGGCCTGTTGAGAAAGATATGTTACCAACTGAAAAAGACCCGATAGCACCGGGGGACAATATAAAACCCCATAAGTTAGAACCTGCTCAAATGACATGGTTCTTCGAGCGACCCGATAAAACAATCTTCGGGTGTCATGCTGTAGAAGCGTGGCAGCTCTTACAGAAGACCTCCTCGTACCAAAAGAACTTGAGGCTCATAGGATGCTCCGATGGTTCTGTGTTCGCACAGGCCGTCCGAGATTCACATAAGGTCTTCAACGAAACAAAAGACTTCTCCCGGGCTCAGGCACTGCTGAGGAAAGGAGAAGCCGACGAGATTGAACGAGCGAGGGGGAACATGAAACTCCCTCCCGATCCGTCACGAGTAATCCACGGGAAATCATGAGATTCAACAGAGAAAAGGTGTTAGCCACACTACGGGCTATCAACGATAAGGTCATGGCCAAACACGGAAGTCCGGCCTCGAACCAAGAAGCCTACCCGACCATTAAGAGGGTCTTCACCGAAGCCGCTCCGAAGGTCGAGGGAATCCAGGCTGTACTAGATTCTGGACTCTTAGACAAAGTAACCGCCGTGACCGACGAAGCAAAAGCAAAGGCTATCGAGGAAGAGCTTACTCAAGAAATCAGGTCTGCTATCCGCCGTGGAGAACTACCCCCGCCGGACACTGACCCCTTTGTAAAGAAATGGAAAAAACGAAAGAAGAAGTAGTCAATTCAATGATTCACATGGCTCAGAACTCCTGCTGGGAGTCCGAGTTAAAGGAAGCATATTACTGGGCGCGGACTCGTGAGTTACGAGAGGCTGGTAAGGAAAAGGAAGCCGCCCAGATGGAATTAAAAGCCGGAGCAGAGAAACAGAACCGAAAGGAAACCTACGAGACATGGCTGAACTTCCTCAAGTCTCAACTCCCGCCAATCGCATAAATGGGTAATAGTCAACACTACACAGGAAAGAACTCGGTAGACATCTGGAGCAATACTTCTTCGAATGGTTCTGGCACACCAGTGCAGCCAGTCGTTTCGGCGGATGGCGCACTTCAGACTCAAGATAGACTCCTTGCTATCGCCAAGGGCGAAGTCAATGGGCACTCCCTCATGCTAAAGTTCGGTAGGAACCCTGACATCGACACGGGGGCAGCCGAAGACGTTTGGGAGGGTGGTGGACTCTATACGTTTGATACAACAGCGCAGTCGTTGGAAATTCTCTCGTCGAGTGCATCTGATGCTGCTGCTGGCACTGGTGCGAGAATAGTCTCACTCATCGGGCTTGACGAAAACTACGCAGTCAAGAATGAACTCGTTTCATTGGACGGGACAACTGCCGTTGCTGTTCCTGGAACGTGGATCCGTGTTCACCGATGCAGCGTGCAGACCGCAGGTTCTAATGAGGCCAACGTGGGGACGCTGACTGTTCGTATCGCAGGAGGAGGGGCGACTAGACTTGTTGTCGGGGCTGGTAATGGTCAGACGCTCATGGCTATCTATACAATCCCAGCAGCAACGACTGGCTATCTCTATCACTATTATGTTACTGGGAACTCAACGCCAACCGCACCTACGATGGATATAAGTCTCTGGACTCGTTCATCTACTGGAGTAAGGAACCTCAAACACCAACAGTCAGTAACGGCTGGTGCAGAGTTGACGTATACATTCGCAGCTCCGTTCAAGATAACAGAGAAGACTGACGTATGGCTTCGTGTGACATCTTCTGTGAACAACTCTGATGTATGCGGAGGGTTCGATATAGTCCTGGTTGCTAACTAATATGATTCACCTACCATTCAACATCGCAGTAGAGCGTGGCCGGAGTAATATCTTGGCTTTAGGGAACGTAGATAATAAAGAAATCCTTATCTATTCGATCAAGGTTTCTGGGGCGGAAGTAATACGAGTCGCCTGGGCGTTAGCCTCAGATGTCGGTGGAGGACGTGATGCTACGAATTACGCTCAGGGGTCGTATCTCGGAGAGTCTATTCCGCAGATGTTTGATGTCGTCACGAACCCTGAGATTGAGAAATCTACCGTGGTTATGATTAGCACCGAAGACGAAGTGGCTTGTGAGAAAGACGGCCTTACGATCCCGAACGGAGTGTACTTGGTTCTGAACGTAGAAGCTCCGACGCAAGGGAGGGTAATGGGAACGATTACTTGGGATGTGCGGAAGGCTAACGAGACTTTCTAATGCGGGTGATAGGCTTCATGGTCTGTGGCCCTAATGAGAAATACCTCAAGGGGACACTAGACGAGTTCAAGAGGCTCTGCGACGACGCGGTAATCGCGACGAACAACGCGGATAAGGAAACGATAGACCTGATTAAGAGTTATGGATACTGGACTTACGAAGACAACCGAGAATGGGGAGTCAGCCAGCCGCTCATTAAAACCGACCTTCTTAAAAAGATTGGCGGATTACGTCCGGCAGTTGTGGTCCCTCTGGATGCAGATGAACGATTTGATGGCTCTTACAGTCGTGAACTACTTGAAGAGTATTCCCGACGATACCCCGCCATCTACTTCTACATTGTCAACCACTGGAACGACGAAGACCACCACCGTAAGAGTCTCGGCTTCTGGAACATCAGACAGTTTAACTACCTCCCCGAATACGGACTCCAGTACATCCGAAAGAACCTTCACTGTGGTCTCGGACCGCCGTGGGCGTATCACTACGGTTCCTACGTCCCACACTTCATCCACCACTACGGTCTCATGGAGGCTGAAGCCCGTAAACGAAAAGTCCAGAGATATGAGAAGTATGACCCGTCCGCGAAGTGGAAAGACCGGGCATACTACGAGGCTCTCAAAACGGAAACAGTAGGCAGTTCGTTCAGTGAGAGAGAGATGTTAGATAAGCTACGGGAAGAGGTTGAAAAGATGGGGAGCCAAAAGAAGAACATGTTCCAAAAGCATCCAAACGAAAAGTACGTCTACGTCCGGCGAGTTGCGGACGATAAGAGGCTAGACATGAAAGAGTCCGAGTGGCTGGAGGCTCAAAAGACCCAGCCCGGTAAGTTCATATATCTAGGCTACGCGGAAGACCCGCGAACGGATCACAAGGAGATAGCACCGCCACAGACCGAGCAAGTATACCAGTGCCCCCTGTGCGGAAAGGAATTGAAAACCGAATCTACGCTCCAAAGACACAAGAAGACCCATGCCTAAGATTTTATACATCGGCATGTTTGGTAAACTCTGGGACGAGGAAGGAATCGCCAGAGGCTTAGAGGCTAACGGAGCGACAGTAGACAGAATCTCCGAGAAAGAGTTTGTCACCTCTCACTACGAGGAGATGATAAATGAGAACGGATACGACTACGCTCTGTTCGCAAAGTTAAAGATAGGCGCACCGCAGCGAAAGAGAGTCGTGGAGTACGCTAAAGAGAAAGGAGTCTTCACAACGTGTCTCGTCCCAGACCTCTACTGGGGGCTATCGAGGGAGTACCGAATCCGACAGGATCCTATCTTCCAGGCAGATTTAGTCCTCACGCCGGACGGCGGAGAGCGTGACTGGGGTAAAGTAAACCATCAAGTGTTCCGTCAGGCCATCCCCGACGAGTTCTGTTACATAGACGAGCCGGGAAAGCAGTATGCGCATGACGTGGTATTCGTGGGGGCGCTGAACCCAGAGTATCCGTATCGGACGCAGCTCGTTACTAATATACAAAAGAGGTACAAGGATTTCATGTGGTACGGGAACACGAACCCCGACGAAGTACGAGGCCATTCGCTTAATAAAGTTTACGCCTCAGCCGGAGTGATTATCGGCGAATCAGTTTACGCTCCATTTTACTGGTCAAACAGGATTTACGAAACACTTGGGAGGGGCGGGTTCTGTATTCATCCGAACATCCCTGGACTGAAAGACGAATACACTCCGTATGAGCATTTCATACCCTACCACCACGGAGACTTCGAGGGACTATTCGAGATTATAGACTACTACCTGAAGCACCCTGAGAAGCGGAAAGCGATAGGACTAGCGGCGTACGAACATACTAAAAAGCACCACACCCAGTCGGTACGGTGTAAACAGCTCCTTGAAGTTCTACGGACTGCACACAACAAATTACGGGCCGCGTAAGAAACTCATCGAGCGAGGCGGGGGGTCTGTTACCATCCCGCCGGAGGCGATGCAGAAACGGGTCGGGGTACATAAGCCTATCATTATCGAGGAGGGAACCTTAAAAACCTACGAGCAACCGTTAGACGAGTTCTTCTGGCTCCTACAGAAGATTAAGGATAAAGCGGTCTACGATATTACGGATAACCCGTATGTAAAACTCTTTGACTATAAAGGTAGCGATCCTATATCGAGGGTTTCCCGTCTTAAAGATTTATTCAATTCGATTCGTAGCGAGGGCATTAGAGAGCCGGTTCACGTTGAGGTCACGGGAGAAAGGCTCGACGGTAGTTTCCGCTCTAAGATTGCCACCTTTCTAGGTATCCCCGAAATCCCGGCAATCCTACACAGATTTACATACAAGGACATTGACGATGAGTTCGTTGAAAGAAAGTTAAGGGCCAGGCAACTGTCTTCAGGGAATCCCGACTACTATGAATTTTCATATAATGAGAAATGGAATAACGGAAAGGCTGGCAGGGTTCATCGGGAAAATGCCGAGAAGTGGGAAGTTATTCTTCCGCTGGTTGGCAGAAGCGTGGTCGACGTTGGCTGTAATGAGGGATATATCTCACTCCAGTTGGCGCGACATGGAAAACGAGTGTGGGGAATAGACCACGACTGGAACCACATAGCGTATCTGAATAAACTCATCTTTGAGTATGTCGACCAGAAAGAGTTAGACGCGGAGTTCGTAGACGGAGATATTGAAATAATGCGCCCGCCGGAAACCGACACAGCCCTCCTGCTCAATGTTATCTATCATGTTCCGTACAGTAATCAGGTTCCTGTTCTTCACAAGTTAAAAAGTAAGACCTGGGTATTCCAGTGTAATCTTCGGAAAGAGAGCGTAAGGACGCAATACTACGGATCGCACCCCGACGACCTAGAAGAACTCATTGAACGCGCCGGGAAGAAAGTGGTGGAGCGAATCCCCTACGGAGACAAGCCTATTATTATAGCGAGATGAGTGAGCCAATAGATACCATTGACTTCTGGCGGAGTAGGATCGAGAGGGCGAAACGGGGGAATATGAATTACTCCGTCTATCTCGCGAACAGGCAACTCTGGGAAAAAATCGAGGCTCTACACGCCTCTGTGCTGAAAAACACGGTGTACGGTAGGGTTTTGGATGCAGGATGCGGCTACGGGCGTATTAGCGGCCTTATAGACGATTATACGGGGGTGGATTTCTCCCCAGACTTCATCGAGTGGGCAAAAGAGCTGAATCCGGGCAAGACTTTCATCCAGGCCGACCTTAAAAACCTCCCCTTCAAAGATCAGGAGTTCGACTGGGCCGTGTGTTCGAGTATAAAGCAGATGGTCATAGGGAATCTCGGCGAGGCGGAGTGGGAGAAGATACGGAAAGAGTTGCTCCGAGTTGCGAAAAAGATTTTGATTCTTGAGTACGTTGACCCAGAGAAGCATGAAGTCTTACAGTGAGATAACCCGACCAGGCGGATTCCTAAAGTACCGCGATGGCATGAAAGGCTCATGCGAGATATTTGATATTGAAGTCACCGACAAGAAGAAAGGAATAGGAACCTCAATGGTCCGAGAGCTGATGGAGAAGTACAGGTGTATCTATGCGTTCATGATTGAGAGGAATTACAGAGCGCATCACTTTTACAGGTCATTAGGATTTACCCGCGTGGCGAAACTCCCGAACTTTTACCCGGACTATGAGGACGAGAATCACCGTAATGCTGTGATGTGGCTATGGCAACGGTAGGTCTCATAGCTAGGGCTTGCAACAGTGGCCTAGGAACATGCAGTTGGGAGATGGCGAACCATATCAAGTTCGACCAGATTCAATTAGTGAAGCGCAAGTACGAGTGGTTCCCTGAAAGGTTTTACAACGTAGTAGACAATCTGACGACGGATATTGTGGTGGCGATAGAAACGCCCTATGAGTGGGAGGTATTTAGGAATCGGAGAAGTGTCTTAGTCCCGATGTACGAATGCACCAACTACCCTTTCCCGGTTGCTCCGTCTAAGGTCATTGCCCCTTCGTTACTGGACGCGAAGTTCTACGAGGGGTCTACTTACCTGCCGTTCCCGATCAACAGGAACGTCTTGCCCTTTAAGAAGCGAGAGAGAGCGAATGTCTTTGTTCACAACACAGGTCACGGAGGGCTAGGGAGCAGAAACGGGACGAAGGACTTACTGGACGCTATGGAGTTCGTGAAGTCGGACATTAAGCTGATTATAAATACCCAAATCCCCTTCACGACGAACGACCCCAGAGTGGTGGTCAAAATCCATGACGCGAAGAATTACTGGGAGAACTGGGGCGAGGGAGATGTGTTCATATTCCCGGAGAAGTTCAACGGTTTAAGTCTCCCGATTCAAGAAGCTATGAGCGTCGGTATGCCGATAATGAGTACAGACAGATACCCGTTCAATGCGTTCCTTCCGAGAGAACTCCTTATCCCGGTCGGGCGGTACGAGCGGAAAAGGATTAGTACCACGTTCCAATCAGCAGTACTAGACCCGAAGACGATAGCAAAAAAGATAGACGAGTGGGCCGGAAAGGACATAGGCGCGTATTCACAACAAATGGACGAAACGGCTCAAATGATGAGCTGGGATCGCCTCGCAGATAAATGGAAATCAGAGATTCTAAGTGCGTAGTCGTCGGCGGGGCCGGATTCTTAGGTTCGCACCTCGTAGACCACCTTATCGAAGACAGGAGCTGTGAGGTCTTAGTTTTAGATAATCTTATCAGCGGTCATCGGAAGTTCGTCAACAAGAAGGCGCAGTTTCTCTGGCATGACATCACGCAGTCCGAGGAGAACACTCGGAAGGTTCTGGCTTCTTTTGGGGCAGAGTACGTGTTCAACTATGCAGCGGAGCCTTATATACCAGTATCCTTTGAGCGGCCAGTCCACGTCGCTGAAATCAACGCCATGGGTGCGCTCAAGGTTATCCAGGCCGCGCAAGAAGCCGGAGCCAAGAAAATCCTCCAGGTATCGAGCGCAGAGATTTACGGAAAGCTAGACGGTAAGAAGAACGAGGCGACACCGATTGAGGCACACTCGACCTACGGGGTAGCCAAGGTCTTCGCCGATGGCATGGTGCAGGTAAGAGCTAAAGAAGCCGGGGCACCCGTAATCGCGATGAGGCAATTTAACTGTTATGGACCACGAGAAACCCACCCGTACGTTATTCCAGAGATTATTACCCAAGTCGCACGAGGCAATACTATTCGTCTTGGTAATAATAGTTTCCGTGATTTTCAGTATGCTGGCGACGCGGTAAAGATGGCCGTCGAATTACTGGAAAAAGGAACCCCTGGAGAAGTATACAACATGGGTTCCGAAGCAGGGATTCAGATTTACGACTTAGCAAAGATGATAGGAAGGCTGATGGGCAAAGAGGTCGCGGTAGAACCCGACCCAGCAAGAATGAGGCCGTGGGAAATCTGGCACTTACAGTCTGACAATACAAAGCTCTTTGAGACGATAGGGACGCGGCCGGAGATGCCGTTCGTGCAGGGACTCGCGGAGACGATTCAATACTTCAACCTCAATGGAGACAAGTGGGACTTCAATTAACTTCTGTAACCCCGCGAAGGCATCCTACGCAATCGTAGAGCAGTTTGAGAACGAGTTTAAGGCGAAGATCGGCGCGAAGCACTGTGTGGCCGTGAACTCCGGCGGGACAGCGTTATTCCTCACCCTAAAGGCTCTAGGAATCGGTAAGGGTGACGAGGTAATCGTTCCAGAGTTTACGATGGTCGCGACTGCTAATGCGGTCGTCGAGTGCGGGGCGAGGCCAGTCTTTGTAGACGTAGAGGATAATGGAAATATAGATGTCTCGAAAATCCAAGTCACCAAGAAAACGAAAGCCATTATCCCCGTTCACATATATGGACACCCTGCGGACATGGCTGACCTCAAGGAAATCGGTCTCCCCGTCATTGAAGACGCGGCCGAAGCCCACGGAGCTACTTATGATGACACCTATGCAGGTCGGCTCGGATTCGCTGGATGTTTTAGCTTCTATTCAAATAAGATTATCTCAACAGGCGAAGGCGGAGCCGTGGTCACAGACAATAAGAACCTTGCAGAGGAACTTAGGCAATTAAGGAGTTATCGGTTCGGGCCGGAATACCGTCATAACGGTATCGGGTACGGAATGAGGATGAACCCTTATGGAGCCACCCACGGGCTTTCAGAATTAAAAGAGTGGGACAAGAGGATCGGAGAGCGAATCTGGCGGGCGAAGTATTACGATTTACACTTGAAGGTCGGTATGCCCCTCCCAACGAAGCCCAATGTTAAGCACGTCCACTGGATGTACGGGAGAGTTGTAGAGAACCGGGACGACTTCATGCGCCACCTCAAGGAACACGGAATCGAGACGAGGCACTTCTTCCGGCCGATGACTATGCAACCGATGTTCAAAGGAAAGACCGGGCGGAGAGCAAAGTGGCTCTACGAACACGGGGTCTTACTTCCTTCAATGTGCAGCGATTCAGAAGCGGAACGGGTAGTGGAGGTTTGTAATAATTACTAGATACCTGCACCGCATGGCCCTCCTCTACGCGCCTCTGAGCGTGTCCTGCGGGGCAGATATGTGGCAATAAATTACAACTATGGTCTTCAATGACACGACGAACAAGAATGGACTAATTCAGGACATGGAGATGTTGCTGAACTTTCCCGATGGTGGAATTTCCGGGGACTCTACACTCCTCAAGCAGGTAACGGGCCTCGTAAATCAGGCTTACTTAAAGACGACTGCGTATGTGATGGGCCTTGATACCCGCTGGGTGTGGGACGATTTTAACCTTTCGGACCATCCTATCGCGACGGCGGATTTAGTAAGCGGTCAGGAGGACTACACCCTCCCGGGGCGATACGACGGGGCCAACGGTTCAACCTTGATGAAGCTCCTCAAAGTTTCGGTGCTAGATACTTCGGGAATCGAGGTAGTCCTGCAGCATACCGACGTGAGCGAAGCGGACTTAAATAGGCTTTACACGTCGGGGTCTATCCCAGCGTATTACAAGTTAGTCGGAAACTCGATTAAGTTATTCCCGAAGCCCCTCACGGGTTCGGTTACGATTGACGAGGGGCTTAAAGCATACTTCCAGCGTTCACCCGATCCGTTTACTTCAGCGGACACGACTCAGCAGCCGGGAATCCCCGAACCATTCCACAGGATGATTACCCTCGAAGCCGCGATGGATTACGCCTCGGCACGGGGACTCCCGAACGTGGAATACCTCCAGGGGAAACTTGCTGAATTGAAAACAATCCTTGACGGGTTCTTTACGAGGAACCTCGATGTCCGGCCACGGCTACAGACTCGCAGAGAACACTACACATGATTTCAGTAGTCATCCCATCACGGCAGGAGCAGTTCCTTTCTAAGACAGTCGAAGACATCCTCAAGAACTCTAGGGGGGAGATTGAAGTGATTGCGGTGTTAGACGGGGGCCAGCAGGATTTACCTACTGACCCGCGAGTAAAGTCAATCATTCATGGTTCTCCGAGAGGTATGAGGGCTTCCATCAACGAGGGGGTGGCGATCTCGAAGGGAGAGTTAATAATGAAGTTAGACGGGCATTGCATGTTAGACGAGGGGTTTGATGTAAAGCTGGCAGAGAACATTGAGAAGAACTGGGTCGTCATCCCCCGCCGGAAGCGATTAGACGCGGAGAACTGGTGTATTCAGGACGTAGGTAAACCCGATGTAGACTATGAGTTCCTTTCTTACCCGAGCGACCCTAATGATTTTGGTGGCCCTGGTCTTAATGGAAAGATTTGGACCCAGAGAGCCTTAGAGCGAAAAGACATCGAGATAGACGAGAACATGAGCGCACAGGGTTCCTGTTGGTTCATGCACAAGGATTACTTCTACGAGCTTGAGCTGATGGACGACAAGAACTACGGAACCTTCTGGAATGAAGCACAGGAGATTTTGCTCAAAGCGTGGCTATCGGGCGGTAAGGCCATGACGAATAAAAAGACCTGGTATGCCCATTTGCATAAGGGCAAGAAATACGGCCGGGGGTATTCGCTAGACCACTCACAGTTAACTATCGGCGCGACGCACACGAAGAAATGGTTTCACTTCAAGAAGGCGTGGGATAAGCAGATTTACCCCTTGGAGTGGCTCATTGAAAGATTCTGGCCAGTCCCAACGTGGCCGGATGACAGAAGACTATGGATACCGAACCCCGATATTCTGAAGCCATCGGAGCACTCCCTGTCGACATCAACGCAGGAGTAATCTCTTACTGCGTCCCGTGTATGAATCGGTTAGAGGACTTAAAGGAAGCCCTCCCATCGGTCATCATGGCGGCCATTATGAGTCCTCCCGTAGAGATTCTGGTTCTTAACTATAACTCACAGGACGGACTAAGAGACTGGATGGATGCTGTTTCTATGCGAGGCCCGGTGACGATTCGGAGCGTCAGATATACAGGTAGAGACCATTACCACATGGCTCACGCGAGGAATCTGTCGGTTATTAACTCGGTCGGGCAAGTAACAGTAGTCTCCTGTGCAGACATCATGGTAGACCCGACGTTCTTCCAGGTGATTCGTCGAGGGTTCGAGGACGGGCTAGAAGCCATGTTCGCCACGGGGAATCATTACCCAGGAGTGACCGCGGTGCTTAAAAAGGAGTTCATGGACGCAGGGGGATTCGACGAGAGATTTGAATACTACGGGCCGGAAGATAAAGATTTAATAGAGCGGTTGAAGCGGAGGGGTGTTCCGTACGGACACTATGATGAGTTGTTACTAAACCAGATTAAAACGCCGAGATTGAAAAAGACCGAGCATTACAGGACGAAGAGTTTATATCAAATGTGGAAGATGATGCAGCCTATTTTCAAAGAGAATAAAGCCAACGGAGTTCTCGTAGCGAACCCGGACGGATGGGGACGATGGACCTGAGCATCCTCATTCCAGCAAAGAATGAAGAGTTCCTGGGGATTACGATTCAAAACCTCCTAGAGAACATAGAGGCTGACACCGAGATTATAGCGGTGCTAGATGGCTACGAAGTTCCCATCCCAGAAATCCCGGTAGATCCGAGGGTCACGGTGGTGAAACTGAACGAATCCGTTGGCCAGAGAGCCGCGACGAACTTAGCCTGTAGGTTGGCGAAAGGAAAGTATGTTGCGAAGACCGACGCTCACTGTGCGTTTGATAAGGGCTTTGACAGGATTCTTTTAGCAGACATGCAGGAGGATTGGACGGTGGTTCCTGTTATGAGAAATCTCCACGCCTTTGACTGGGTGTGCGGGGACGGCCACAGACGGTATCAGGGACCAAGCGGGCCATGCACTGAGTGCGCGAAGCCAACAACCAAGGACGTTAGGTGGATTGGCAAAGAGTCGCCCCAGAGTACCGCGTACACGTTCGATAAGACGCTTCACTTTCAATATCACAACGAGCAGAAGCGGAAGCAGGAGGGAGATTTAGTGGAAACAATGAGTCTGCAGGGTTCGTTTTTCATGCTCACGAGGGAGAAATACTGGGAGCTGAATATTTCAGACGAGTCCTTTGGCTCGTGGGGTCAGCAAGGCGTTGAGGTGGCGTGTAAAACTTGGTTATCCGGCGGGAGGGTCATTTGCAATCGGAAGACGTGGTACGCCCACATGTTCAGGACTCAGGGTGGGGACTTCTCATTTCCGTATGAGCTGAAGGGGGCGCAAGTAGACCACGCCCGGCAGACTTCGCGGGATATGTTCCAACGGGGTGCGTGGCCGCTCGCTAAGAGGTCTATCTGGTGGCTCATAGACAAGTTCAAGCCCGAACAGTGGAAAGCCACGAAATCCATCATCTATTACACGGATAATCAGTTAGACGAGAAGATCGCGGTTCCCGTAAGAGAGCAGTTATTGAAATCAGGTTTACCGATAGTGTCCGCATCTCTGAAGCCTCTGGACTTCGGGAAGAATATCGTTATCGAGGCCGAGAGGGGCTATCTGACAATGTTCCGGCAAATCCTCGCAGCACTCGAAGCGTCCGGGGGAGACTATGTGTTCTTCTGTGAGCATGACGTTTTGTATGACCCGTCGCACTTTCTTTTCACGCCACCCCGCGATGGCACCTATTATTACAATGTGAATGTCTGGAAATTGTGGGACGACGGGTTCTGCCTCAAGGTGGATGACTGCCGACAGCTATCAGGACTGTGCGCGAACCGACAGCTTTTAATACAGCACTACAAAGAAAGGATTAGGAGAGTAGAGAGTGAGGGTTTCTCTCGGAAGATGGGCTTCGAGCCTGGTACTCATAGGAGGCCAGAAAGGGTAGACGACTATGGTTCTGATGTCTGGCGTTCCGATGTTCCTAACGTGGACATTCGACACGGAGGGAACATGACCTCATCGCGGCGGAAGAAGGAACAGTTCAGAAATCAAAAGTATACAAAGGGTTGGACAGAGAGCTGGGAGATTGAGGGCTGGGGTAGTGGATTAGAACTTACTAAGAAATGGCAACACTAGACTACAAAATCTCCTCGTGGAGTAAGGATGAGAACCGATACTCGGTACATGTAAAGTTGTACCGTGGTTCGGTGACGACTGAGCAGGAACCAGACCGTGACGGGAATCTGGTTGATGTGACTCGCTATCGTAGGTCGGCTTTGGTAGCCCAGCGAAGGTTTACTTTTACTTCAGACCTCACATCAAACCAGCTCCGCAAGTGGCTCAACAACAAAATCAAGACCCGTGTAGAAGCGATGGGGCATACGATTGCAGACTTCCAGCTAAACACAGCCGAGGATGATGCCGAGGTTGCGGGGTATCCAATTTCTAACCTGACAGATAATGCCGTCTAAGTTCAACTTTTGGACAGGAAAAGGAAAGCATTGGGACATCCCCGACAACGAAATCGGCAAGGGTGGCATCAAGAGAACCAACGAGAACGAATGGTTCCGTCTTCAGGGTGGATTCATGCGGTGGCTGGCTAATTCTGAGTATGGCCGTGACCTCCTGCACATCCCGAAAGACTACGGGAAGATTGTAGCCGTAAGGAAAAACTCTGTCACCGCAGACGAAGGCGGTGGACTCTATCGTTCCGACTTTAGACCTGGTGCCAAGTGGGGCAACATCATACGCTCTCACTGGGAAGAGATTCAAGAGGCGTACAAAATCTATGAGCGAGAGCGGTTCCACGTTGGCGCATGGAGGCCGAGCTTCTTCCCGTTGGCTCCGACATGGCAGTACGCCTACACGACGAGTACGTTCTACCCTGACCCACACACAGAGAGCACTACTGTTGACGGAACGTGTGGATGGACTGGTTCTGATACTGCCTTTGCGACAGTTCGGGCGCACGCTGGAAATGCGACGAACCCTGACGACAGTGCGGCATCTGCAAACGACAGTATAAACAACTACCTGCTCCGTTTGTTGAATGGTAGCAGCAACTACAACTACTTGCGCCAGATGAACAGGGCCATCTACCTGTTTGATACCTCCTCAATACCAGACTCAGATTCGATAAGTGCTGCGACATTCTCAATCGCTGGGAATGGAGGCCCGACCCAAAACTATCTGAATGGTGGTGGAAATACTGTTCGACTCGACAAGTGCGCACCCGCGTCAAACACGGCCATTGCGTCAACTGATTTTGACATCACAAAATGGGATACGACTGCGCAGTCGGACACGACACTCTCGTATTCCAGCTGGCCAGCGGACAATGTATATGCTGATTTCACTCTCAATGCTACTGGAATCGGGAACATCTCGAAGACTGGTATTACAAAACTTGGGCTCCGTGACAGCATAGACTTTCTGAACACTGGGTTGAGCGGGAATCCTGGTGTAGGGCAAAACGGTGGCAACTGTGACTTTGCTGATACAAGCGGCACAAGCACCGACCCTAAGCTCGTAGTGACTCATGCGGCTGCGGGTTCTCCCTCTTCCTCTGTAAGCCCCTCTGTTTCCCCCTCCTCAAGTGTCAGCCCTTCACTGTCGCCTAGTGCGTCAGTTTCGCCTTCTTCGAGTGTAAGTCCTTCAACTTCGCCCTCATCTAGCGTAAGCCCTAGTTCTAGTGTCTCACCCTCACTTTCTCCCAGCGCGAGTATATCGCCTTCGAGTTCAGTGAGTCCGAGTACATCGCCGTCATCTTCGGTCAGTCCGAGTGCCGGAAGTCCGAGTTCCTCGATTTCACCTTCGGCTTCAGTAAGCCCCAGTGCATCGGTCTCGCCATCAACGAGTCCGTCTTCTAGCATTTCACCGTCTACATCACCGAGCGCAAGCGTCTCTCCGAGTGAAAGCCCCTCGGCATCTGTGAGTCCTTCGCTGTCGCCCTCGGCGAGCATATCCCCATCGGCCTCAATCTCGCCTTCGACAAGCCCTTCGGCAAGCCCTTCATTTAGCCCATCAAGCTCGGCTTCTCCGAGCCTGAGTCCTTCGGCTTCGGTTTCACCGTCAGCAAGCAACTCCCCATCAAGCTCCTCCTCTGTAAGCCCGTCATCGTCGGTTTCTCCAAGCACAAGCCCGTCGGGGTCACAGAGTCCGTCAGCGTCGCAGAGTCCGTCTGCTTCCGGGAGTCCGTCAAGTTCTGGGTCTCCATCAGCAAGCCCGTCGGTTTCTTCGAGCGCATCGCCGTCACAGAGTCCATCGTCCTCAGTCAGTCCAAGCCCCAGCGTGGCGATTGTCGTCTGGACACACGAAACAAAGAACTCGACGGTCTGGACGTTCGAGATAGATAACACCTAAACCATGAGTATTGGCGACATCAAGACTTTCCGCGTAAAACCGTTCTACGGTGGAATTGTAGTGGGCGAACGGGACAGGAACATCGGGACGGCCATGAACGTCGAGGAGTTGGATATCTTTACGAACCCTGATTACGTCCAGCCGGAAACCATCTTCACCGCTGACTCGGTTATCGAGCGTGGCGCGTGGGATTTCGCCGATGACGGGACGAATATCTATGCTCTCTCGGACAGCTCTGGCGGGAAAGCTAAGATATGGAAGCGGGCCAACGGCATGACTTCAGGCTTAGGATCTACCACCTGGGCGGCGTATCTTACGTCAGGTCAGAACTCTCTCACTGATTCGTTCCTAGAATGTCTTGAGTGGGACGACGGCACAAAGCATCTCTATTACGTCACGGGGACTAATTCCCTCTACAAGTACGGTAACATCGCTGGGAGTCCGTCAGAGTCTTCAGTGGGAACTCTTACAGGAGTTTCTGACGCCGGTGGGAGGCTCCCGACGCTTATTCGTCAGGGCGAACTCTTTATAGGTCATGGAAAGTATGTGGCCAGAGTAGACGGGACTGGAACCTATACCAACGCGGCCTTTACGCTTCCTTCGGGCTGGAGAGTTGTAGATATGGAGAACGTCGCGAATAACATCGCTATCCTCTGCTCGCCTTCGGCACAGTCTTCCGGCGAGTCGGCGGTCTTTTACTGGGACGCGACGGCTACGACTGGGTTTATAGACTCGGTGTTCATTCCTACGGGGAATCCTCAAGCAATCAAAAACCACACGGAGTCAGTCCGAGTGTTCTGTATCTCCGGCGGTTCGGCTTCGGCTAAACTTCGTATCTTTGAACTCCTGGGTAAAAAGCCGTTCCTCACGCACGAACTTGCGAACATAGATATAGACTACAACACTCCTACAGGGGCGTATAACTGGTCGGTCTCTCCGAGGACTATGACAATCGTTGATAACGTCCTCTACTTTGGAATCGCTAAGACAGATAAATCAGGAATCTATGCCCTTGGTCAGGTTCAGGACGACAAACCCTTGGCTCTCGTTTTGGCTCGCAGGTGCAGTACGACCGACTATTCAAACCACTATCCTATTGCGCTCTACTCTTCAGGGAAAGACATGCTTCTCGCTCACTATGACGGGAACACAAGTTCTTGGGCGCATCAGCAGATGGTCTACGCTACAGCCTCACGAAGCTCGAACGCGGTCTACGAATCAGTCGTCATTGACGACTCGAAACCTGAAGTCGCTAAGAGATGGGACAAGTTTACTGCGGTGACATCTTCAATGCCCGCGTCGTGTGCAATCGTCGTTTCCGGGCGGGTAGACTCTACCTCGGATTCTTACTCACAGCCACAAACTTTCTCCACGACCTCGAAGACCTATTATACGTCTCCGATAAACTTCAACGGCAAGGCCCTACAGATTAAAGCGGCCTTCACTTCGAACGGAACCGACGCACCGAAACTCTATCAGTTAGGAGTCCGGGCGTGTGAGGAAGGAGAGAAATCATCCACAAACTAATGGCAGAAACCACAGAGGATTTATTCCAATCCACGTCCATCGAGCAACTTGAATCCCGCGTTCAGACTATCGAACGGGACTTCGGGTATCATAATCACGACGGACGGAACTCACAGGAAATTGACGCACAGGCTAATCAGAGGGCTATTAGACTTTTAGCCCTCGCGCCGTTTTCTGATAAATCAGACGGATCGGTAACTATCTCCGGCGGGACGACGACTCTCACGCGGGATATGTTCTATGACCGACTTACTGTTTCACCTACTGGGGTTCTCGCCACGGCATCGTTTAGAATCTTTGCCGATATTGTTGAGATTCAAGGCGGGGGTGTTGTCAGGAATAATGGAGGGAACGGTGGGAACGGTGGGAACGGGACCTCTACTACGTCCTCTGCCGGAACCGCAGGAACATCTGCCGCGAGCGGGTCGCTTCCTGGTGGCAACAGCGGCGGTATCGGTGGCCGATGTGGTCCAGATGGAAGGATCGTTACCGGTGCTCCTGCTGGCGATGGGACGAGCGTTGTGAAATCTCTCGGAGCGGCTGGATCTGCGGGTGGAAATGGTGGGAATACTGACACATACGATGGCGATACAGGCGGAGACGCTGGAGCGAAAACGGGAACCGTTTATAACATTCCGAGGTCACAGCTCGCGGCGTACGCTCTTTCTGACAACGACTATTCAATCTCTACGGTAGTCCCGCTTTCTTCCTCGGCAGGAAGTGGCGGCGGAGGGGCTGGGGGAGGAGTCGGAACTGGCGGAGGTTATAGTGGTGGTGGTGGTGGGGGGGCCGGTGGCTCCGGAGGAGTTGTCGCAATTTTCGCACGACAAATTATTAACTCAGGGACGATAGAGGCAAAAGGTGGCAATGGCGGTGCTGGCGGTGCGGGTAGTACGCACCCCGACTACAACACAGCGGGCGGCGGTGGTGGTGGTGGGGGGGCCGGCGGAGTTATTATTCTCGTCTACGGAGACCTTTCTGGGCCTGGGACTCTTGATGTTTCTGCTGGTACTGGTGGAGCAGCGGGGGCAAGCGGAGGAGATAATGTCGAGACCGAAGCAACTGCTGGAGGTAACGGTCTTTCAGGTTCTACATATACCATCCAAGTCAGTTCTCTATAAACTTTTTATGCAACTAACAAACTAAAACTATGGCCTGGTATTCTGGAATCGTAAATACAGTAAAGAATGTCGTCACCGCTCCGGCGAGGGCCGTGAGTTCGCTGTCGAACTCGATAGTAAATAAAGTAACATCCGCACCGAAAGTAAACTCGTACTCTACGGGGCTTTCGGGTGGGGGAAATGTAAGCATAGGAAGAACTGCCCCATCGTTTAGTGCTTCGAGTATCTCCGGGGTCGGGTCCGTAAAATCTGGCGGAGGAAGTGGTGGTGGTGGCGGAGGCGGGTGGGGTGGCACTGGGGCACCGTCGTTTAGCGTTTCAAGTATTCCCGGCGTTGGCTCTGTGAAGACAAGCGGAGGCGGCTCATCAAGGTCCTCTATCCCCGACCCCACGAAACTCACGACAGGGACAAGAAGCTTCACGCTCATCGGGCAGCCAGTTTCGTACTCAGCAGGAAATACTGGCACAATCTCGCCCACATCTCAAAGCTCTCAAGGATTCACAGGGAGCGGAGGGGTTATCCAGCACACAGGAGGAGAATCCATCCTTCCCGGTTCGGTTACTTCTCGGACGAGTTATCCCGGATTTGGCGTTCAAGGAGTCATTGACGCGGGGAAGCAAATGCAGGGTGAGAAGCAAGAGCAGGACGGTGGCTTTTGGGACACAATCAAGGGAGCCGCGAAGAACGCCTACACAGCAATCAACCCCTGGGCTGGTATCTCAAGCTTCATCCCGCAGGACTCGCGACTTGGGCAGGGCATTGGTGCTATCCGTAACGCCGCGGGAACGGTCCTCAACAGTGCGGGGAATCTCGTGGCATCAGAAGTCGCAGGGCTTGGCTCGGCGGCTCTTCAGGTTCCTCGCTTATTTACTACTCCAGGGAGTTCGACAGACCAGTTCTTTGCGGATCGGAGCGCGGCGGGACTCGAACAGGCAAACTCGTTCTTTAGGAATGCGGTTCAACCATACAAACAGGCGTTTAATGCCGCCTTTCCCGGTGAGCAAATCCCCGTAAAGGATTTTCAGGACTCACAGAGCAAGGACACGACGATTAAAGGAGGGAACACCCAGGACGATATTGACCGACAGCTCAATCAAGACACCATTGCGGCACTTGATTCAATCTACAAGATTAACACCGGCACAGGCGGAGAAAAGTACCTCGACGTTTCATCTCTTGGTGGCGGCGTTGATGTCGGCGAGAAGATGTATAATGTCCTCGACCCGAACGGAAATATCGTCGGGCAGATGTCGCAGTCGCAGTTAGACGCGAATGCCGACTCGTACGAGGCGACCTATGGAGCAGAAGGTTTCTCGCTCCAAGAAGTCGCTCCCCCGCCCGACCCGTTTGAGGAAACTCTCACGCAGATGGAGCCGGTAGCTAGGCAGACGCTCCAAGAGCAGTACAACATACTCCAGAAAGAGAGCGGCATCGTCGAGGCCACGACGCAACTCAAAGAACTCGAAACTCAGATGGCCGCGATTGAAATGGCCCTCATTAAACAGAGGGATGCGGTCATGGAAGACCCGGACTTTTCTCTCGCGACCAAGGAGGGAAGAATAAACTACATCTTCAACAACTCAATGGAGGCCCGAACCTACGAGGCACTGACAAAGAGGTCGGAGGTTTTGGGGGACTTCATCAACCGTCAGAACGAACAGATTAAGACCCAACTCGGATTCGCCCAACAGGACTTCCAGAACGCACTAGCCTATCAGAGCGCGAACCAGCAGTCACAGGACAACTACTCGCTCCAGTTCAACGAGGGCACTCCGTACGTCTTCAACAAGCAGACTGGACAGTATGAGGTCGGAGCTTCTGTCGGTGGCAGCAAGAGCGTCGAGCCGGATGTCCTCAAGGCACTCAACTCGAACCAGGACTGGCAGAATCTTCAGACAGCGGAAACGCACTGGTCGAACATGAATGCGATTGTGAATGCCTACGGCCAGCCGAACGATGCAAACACATGGAATCAGCTCGCGAACTCCGCAGCAGACGTTCGGAACTTTGCGGTTGCTCTGGCTCGTATCCAAGATCCCGCATCGGCACGACTCGCAGACGCAGGAGATGCCGCGAGTGGCCAATCCATTCAGGCGCAGGCCTCTGACTATGTGGCAATGCTTCTCAACGACCGCAATGCAACTCCGAGGAACCTCATGGAGTTCTGGAACAACGCAGGAAGACTCATCACCTCAACTTACCGTCCTCGTGGTCAGGCCGCAGAACAGCAGATTCGCGCTGCTTACGGAAGCGGTGGGACTACCTACTCGTCTGATTCTGGCGGTGGCGGCTCAGTAGATACCACCGCGTTTGTCGCGGCCGCAAAGAGGGCCGGATATACCGACGCACAGATTCAACAGTACCTCGCTCAACAGGGCGGCTCAAGCTCCGCCTTCAACTGGTAATGCTCGACCCACAAATCGTCGCACTTGCGAAGGCAATCCGACAGCACGAGACAGGAAACCGCCCGATTGCGGGGAAGACGGGTGAGTTGGCTTCGCGGTATCAGTTCATTCCCTCGACGTGGAAATCGTATGCGAAGAAGTATCTCGGGAACGCCAACGCCCCGTTGACGCTTCAGAACGAGAACTACGTCGTCTACAACCGACTCAAGGAGTGGAAGCAACAAGGATACAACCCCGGTCAGATTGCCTCAATGTGGAACTCGGGTAATCCAGACCCGTACGCAAAAGGGAACCGAGGCGTGGGGAGGTCTTCAGCGAACCCGAATGTCACGTTCAACGTACCCAAGTACGTCCAGAGCGTCTATCAAAATTATCTCAAGTTCAAAAATGGCTAAACCAACACTAGACGAAATCTGGAAGCAGACGATAGGGCAGTCTCCGGGGATGCCCGCAATAATGATTGACCCTCAACTGGGTTCCGTGAACGCACAGAACTTCAATCGGGAGCCTCAATACCAGCCACAGTTCCAAGAGGCCACCATGAGCCGGTCTGGAGGTTTCCAAGAGGCTCAGGCCTTCGGAGCCGAGTCAGAGAAAGTACCCTTCTGGAAGAAGGCCGTGAACTTCGTGGGAGAGGCCACGGGTATTAAGGGTGTCGGTGATGCTCTCAACAAACCAGCCGAGGCCCAGAACATGCAGGACGCGGCGGTGGCTATCAACGAACAGGTTTCAGCACTCATCGCGGAAGCAAAGAAATATCCCACGGGCGATCCGCGAAGGAAACAAATCTTGGCACAGGCTCAACAACTCGCGACAGGAAACGTAGAGATGACTGACGCGTACTCTAAGAGTATCCCCACAAACGCTCAAGGTCTCGCCTCTGTCGGTAAAGTAGGAATGACTATCGGCTCGTTCGGACTTGGTGCGCCAGCCTCGGTCGCCGGACGACTCGCTATGGGAACCGCCACGGGCGGGGCATTCGGAGGCCTCGATGCAGCCGAGAAAGGAGGCGGGGTAAAGGATGTTCTCAAGGGTGCGGGCATCGGAGCCGCTACAGGCCTTGCGGTGGGCGGTGTCTTCGAGGGTCTTCGCTGGGCGGCGCAGAATCTTCCGAAGAGGTTGATGGGTGGGGTTTCCGGCTTAACGAACAAAGAGATGGCCTCAACGAAAGGCCAGAAAGCAATCCAGCACGCATTGGACCACAAGAAGATGGGTACGAGTGCGCAACTCATCAAGCAGAGTCAGAATGCGATAGACGATTTAGATGACCAGATTGCGAAAACTCTCGCAGGAACGAAGGGAACCGTGAGGCCAGCACAGATAGCCGCAGGACTCGCAGACGACATGAACGCCGCCGGGTGGCAAACGAGTCGCGTCGAGGTTCTTCAGAAGATGAAAGAGATGGTCCCGAACGCGGCGAAGTATCTCTCAAAGAAAAGTCTTACGGTTCAGGAGGCAAACGAACTCCGTAAGATTATAGACAAAACTGTCCGTCCTTCGGCATGGCTCTCAAGCCAGCCCACCGCAACACAGGAGTTCGCGATGTCTGTCCGTCGGGCATTGGCTGAGTCGGTAAAGAATGCCGCACCATCGACGCGACAGATGTTTTCAGATTACGCGAACGAACTTACGCTCATGCAGGGGCTTGAACGGCTCGCGGCGAACGGCGGGAATAATAAGATTCTCTCCCTTGGCGATCTCGTACTCGGTGGCGGTGGATTCGCTGGAGCTGGACCGCTCGGTGCGGCCGGAGCCATTGCGCTCAACAAAACCCTCCACTCAACTCTCGTGAACTCGGTAGCGGCGAACATGGTGGCGCCAATCTCAAATGTCCTCATCAAGCTCGCTCCGGCAGAACAGCAACTCATCATCCAAGCCATAGCAAATGCCAATGCCAAGTAAGAAATACACACAACCCATGCTCGACGAGGTATTCAGCGTCATAGACGAAAAACTCAACAGGATTATCGAGCAGACCACCAAGACCAATGGCCGGGTTTCCGCTATCGAGGACTGGAAATCAAGGGCCACGGGATTCGGCGGCGCGGTGACGATGTTCGTTGTCCCGGTGTTGCTCTACATGCTCTACATGCATATAGGAGGTTAGTATGGGTCGAGTGAAGTACGCGGTGACGGTGGTGATGTTCTTTGGCCTCATTGGTGCGCTCTACGTCTACGACAGACTCCAGGGCCAGAAGATTCGCAGACGACTGGTGACGTACAGAGACTGGGAGGACGCAGATGATGAGACATGAGTGTCCCGAGTGCAAGTTCTTTCTCTACGATGTCATGGTGTACTACCGTGACTACCTCCAAGTTCTTTGCCGAAGGTGCAAGACAGTCTACCTCATGCCGAGGTATCGCAAGGGGCGGGGCCAGTGACTCCCCTCCCCCGCTCGGGGTGTACCCAGCACCCCCTCCCCCGCCGAAGAACAGCCCGGAACACGGTAGGGGAGGGGATATTAACCTTTATCATGGTTATCATTTATACCACCCCAAACTGCCACTTCTGTAAGGAGGCCAAAGATTACCTCACGAAGCTCGGAGTTTCATGGATAGCAAGGGACGTTACTCGAAGTCCTCAAGACGCGCAGGAGATGATAAAGAAGTCCGGCCAGATGGGTGTCCCCGTATTAGACATAGATGGAAAGATAATCCTCGGTTTCAATAAATTAAAGATAGACCAATGCCTGAAAAAAACTACGGCGTAATACTCGGTAAGCGTCCCGAAGACTACATCGCCGGGGCCACGTCGCCCATTTCCTTTGAGGAGCGTGTTCCGAGCGGTGACTGGAGGCCGTATTTGCCCCCAGGTGAAAGGCAATCCTCACGCTATGCGGATTCAATGGCGTGTGTTTCTTTCTCTGCCCATAACTGTGTCGAGATGCAGATGAAGTTCTACGGGCAGGACGTGAACCTCTCGGATCGCTTCTTAGCGAAACAATCAGGCACGACCAAGATGGGGAACTACCTCTACATGGTTGGCGATACTCTGAGGAAGCAGGGCGGAGTACCTGAGGAGTTCTGGCCCGCCCCGAAAGACTTTACCTGGGACCAATACTACGCCGATATTCCCCTGAACGTGCGGAATGAAGGGTATAAACTTTTAGACGCGTGGGACATTAAGTATGAGTGGCTGCCGGACACGAATAAAGAAACCCTGAAGCACCACCTCAAACACTCCCCCCTTCAAGTTGTCATTCCCGGTCACGCGGTAACTCTGATTACCTCGATGGACCAAGTAGATACCTATTTCGACCACTATGAGCCGTACCAGAAGGAGTACCGAAGCCCCTTCGAGGTCGCGCTCAAGTACGTCGTAACACCTAGAACGAAAAACATGACCAAAGAAGAAGTGAGGAACCTGTACCGACTAGCCTTCTACCGCGAACCAGACGAGGGAGAGCTTACGTTCTGGGCCGGGAAGGCGTTGGCAGACTTCCTCAAGGCGGCGATAGCGGATCGGGCAGCGTTCTTGCAGAAACCATAGACTATGGATATACTCAGGTCAGCAAGTAAAATCGTCCTGCTGATTACGGCCTGTGCGGTAGTCGGTTTGACCGCAGTCGGCAAGGTGGACCCGAAGGATTTTGTTCAGCTCGCGACAATAGTATTCATGTACTATTTCCAGTCGAACAAGCCGTCTGGTTCGCCAGGGACGCTCTAGCTTATTAGAAAAACAGCAGCGGGATTCCTGCTTTCACTAGTAGCCATTTTAGGTCCAGCCACGGCTGCGGCTCCGGCAAACGAGGAAGCAATACCCAGTTGGCAAGACAATGTAGTGGTAGACAGGAGGGTAGATTACACACCGCCCCGACGTACTCCATTACGAGTCCTTTGTTCGTGCATACAGTACGCAAAATGGTACGTCGGCCGGGATGGTGAAGTCTGGGGTAACGCCTGGAACATCCAGCCGAACACGAGCGGCCCAGCCGTAGGAGGACTTGTCCTCACACGAGACGGGTTCGGGCATATCGCGGTGATTACGAAGGTCACACCGACCGACATTACAATCACCGAGGCGAACTACGCGCCGTGTCAACAGACAGTCAGAACAATCGAACGAACATCACCGCTCATACGCGGGTACTGGACACCCTAGCGGGAGTCTGGTATTATACAAAGGCCCTCCTAGCAAAACCTGGCGGTTGAGTGGGGAGAGTACGGAAGCCCCCGAAAGGGGGTTTTCTGTTGCCTTGGTTTCATATATAATAGGAAGGCTATGTACCGGCCGACGAAAAGAATAAAGATAAACCACCCAGTGTCATCTCGTGGGGTGGCGCAAGAGAGTAGGGTCATTCTTTACGACCAGTTACACGGTGAATCAGCGAGGTGTTATTGGTGTGGCATGGTTCTCTCCTGGTATATCGGGAAACACCAGCCTGGCGATGCTATCGTAGCCGATCACCTAGACGGTGACACATCAAATAATGTCGGGGATAATATAGTCCCCTCATGTAGAACCTGCAACAGTATCAGAGTGAACGGCTTGAGGAGAATCGGGCCGAGGGCGTGTCGTGTCTGTTCTGTCGCGTTTCTTCCGAAGGATCATAGGATATTCCATTGTTCTGCAAAATGTTCAAGGCTTGCGCTTGTCGGTAGAAAGCGCGGGACTAAAGCAAAACACGGAACCCGTAGTCGGTACGTTTATGGTTGTCGTTGTGATAGCTGTAAATCTGCTTGCGCATACGCTGCAAGAGTGCGAGGTATCGCACGGCGTACGAAGGGTTGAGTTGCGGCGAATAGCAACGACTGGTGATGGTATACCAGCCGAGAAGCGGGAC